CAAAGGTTTGGTAGAAAAGTAAGAAACTTAGTCGACAGTACCGAATATAAAAAAATTTTTAACAATATGGGACTCCAACAGGATAGCAAAGCTGCAGGTCGTTGGGAAACTTCTGATGGGGGTGAATATTTTGCAGCGGGTGTCGGTGGTGCCATAACGGGTAGGGGTGCTGATATATTAATTATTGATGACCCTCATACCGAACAAAATGTTATGTCTGATTCTGCTATGGAGAAGACCTATGACTGGTATGTATCAGGGCCACGTCAACGTCTACAACCTGGTGGGTCAATCGTGGTTGTAATGACTAGATGGGCTACAGATGATCTAACAGGAAGACTTCTTAAAGCTCAAGCGAACACTGGCGCGGATCAATGGGAGGTGGTCGAGTTTCCAGCGATCCTGGACGATGGCGAACCTGTATGGCCAGAGTATTGGAAGAAAGAAGAATTAGAATCTGTAAAAGCATCTATACCTCCTCAACGTTGGAACGCACAGTATATGCAAAACCCCACTTCAGAAGAAGGAGCCATCATCAAACGTGAATATTGGAGACCATGGTCGGGGGGCGTACCTGAGTTAGAGTTTGTCATTCAATCATTAGACACTGCTTTTTCAAAAAAAGATTCTGCGGACTATAGTGCTATAACTACTTGGGGTGTATTTAGACCGACTGAAGATTCTCCATCTTGTTTGATGTTACTTGATGCACTGAAAGGTCGTTGGGACTTTCCTGAATTGAAAGCAGTTGCAACTGAACAATATACTTATTGGAAACCAGAAGCATGTATCATTGAGGCAAAGGCCAGTGGACTACCGCTCATTCAAGAATTGCGTAGAACTGGAATACCTGTACAAGAATTTGTCCCTGGTCGAGGAAAGGATAAAGTTTCACGTGTGAATGCTGTGTCTCCTGTCTTTTCATCTGGTATGGTTTTTTACCCTGAAGGTAAGCAATTTGCGCATGAAGTCATTGAAGAATGCGCAGCATTTCCTCACGGAGATAATGATGACCTCGTGGACAGTACCACACAAGCTGTGTTAAGATACAGAGAAGGCAATTTTGTTTCAGCTGATTTCGATTATGAACCTACAGATGAAGTAAGAATGCCTCAAGAATATAAATATTATACATAAAAACCATGGCTGAAGATAACAGAATAATATTAGACTATGATGAGGTAGCTGATCTAGATGATAAAAAATTAGAGGAAGCCAAAAAGAAATTTCAAGAAACAGCCTATACAATGGTTCGTGATGTAACGCCCGTGGTCGGTGAAGCACAATCCTATAAATATGCATTGCAAGACGCTGAGACTTTAGCAAAAGCTGCAAGAAGCGAAGAGGGATATGATGACATGACTCCACTTGAGGCTTTAGGTTATGTCGGATTAACTGGACTTGGTGTTGCAGGGATGCTTCCATTCGTTGGTCCTTACGCCAAAAAAGCTGCGCAAGGTATTCGTGCATTGATGCCGAGACGTGGAACACGGGAAATTGGAGGTCAAACACTTCCAGGAGTACAAGCAAATGAATTTCAAAGAATGAATCTAGATACTCCAATGAATGATGAAATAAGAACTGCAATTCAAAACGACCCAAGGTTTGAAATTTTTGTAAGAGGATTACCTGAATACAGAAGAACTCCTGAATATTTAGAAACTAATATGGCAGAGTACCGTAATATTTTTAGAAACGATCCTGATCAAATGGCACGGTTTAATGAACAGTATTCATTAAGAGATAGTAAAGTTTTAAGTCGAACAGAAGAGATGGCTCAAATGAACAAAAACCAAGCAGACTTTGATGCAAAGGTTACAGGCAATTCATCAAGATCATTAACAATACCAAAGGAACCTTTAACATTTGGTAAAGGAATAAGACAAACACAAGATGATACAGTTAGATCTTATTTAGGATCTGCAGCTTGGGACGAGGTAAATAGATCTGGTAATGCAGTTGGAACTCCACAAGAGTGGATGGGTTTTTTAAAAGGGTTAAGGAACAAAGGAATTAAAGCAGAAGAGTTATCGGACTCAGGATTATTGATATTTGGTAAAGGTGGTGAACCTGTTGGAGGAGATATCTTTAACTTAGCAAAAGAAAATCCAAAAATTAAAATAACAAAACAAGAAATATTAGCATCGTTAGAATCTAATCCAACGTTTAGAATGAAAGTAAAAGATTATAAGTATCCAATAAATACTGATGAAGTATTGAATGTATATCCTAACTTTGCAAAACTAAGTAGAGAAGTAGAGTCAATGATTCTAAGAAACACTACAGAAATGTCTAACGTTCAAGCAAGATCACAATTAAATAAAATTACAGATGATTTAAATAACGATAGAATAGATTTTAACGATTTAGCGAGTTCTCTTTCTGCGAGTCCAAATAAATTAGCTTCACTTGAAGCGACCAAAGTTAGATTAGAAAATTCATTAAATAATTTTAAAGACAATGACAAAATACTGGTACGAGCTTTGATTGATGAATATGACAAAGCAATTGGTATTGCATCAAGAGCAACCGAAGCAACTTCGGCTCCAAGACATAAAGGGACTTTCCCAGGTGGGGGATTTGATTATAGAGAAAAGGTAACTTATTTGAATGAAGCTATACCAGGTAATTCATTGAGTATGAGAGTATACGGTTCTCACTTTAATGAACCTAATGCAGTAACGTTTGTAAGATATGATACTAGAGGTGTTGATAATTATGGAGACACTTATTTTATGGTCGAGTTACAATCAGACCCTCATCAAAGTTTAAGTAAAGCTGCATCAAGACAAAATAAAGAATTTCAAAAAGGAATAACTAAAAATAGCTCTGTAGATATGGTTAGAAAAAATCCAAATTCAAAAGCAATTAGAACAAGAGTTATCAAAAGAGAGATAGATGATCTTTTAAATAAACAGAATGAATTGCAAAAAATTAATATGGAACGACCACTTGCACCACCAGAAATAGAAGAATTAGATTCGATAATGAAACAAATTAAAACTAAAGAAAGAGAATTAAATAGAATGCCTGCAAGACAAGGAGAGATGGCTGGTGGCAGTTCATATGAGAGGGGATCTATGTATGATGAAGATAATTTAACTTACGATTATTTTCCGATGGGTAATGAAGCTACATGGGTCAAAGCAAATATCAAAGGACTAATTAATGACGCAAGAAAAAATAATAAAAGATATATCGCACTTGCACCAGCTGACTTCTTTCAATTGACTATAAATAATAAACAAAAGATAGAACAGTTTTATGGTTTAGGTAATAAACAATTAAGTGATGATCTTATATTTTTTGGAGACTCGAAGAAAGTTCCTTTTGATAATAAAGATGGTAGTGGATTAGGTAAATATAGAAATTATAAAACTGATGAACTTATGGGTATGGCCGTGGTTCCAAAGGCCATGAAAGATGTTGCGAAAGAACTTGGTGCAACGTTCACTACAAAAAAAGTTTACCATACAGATCAAAATAAACCGTACAAATTATACGATAATGAAAAAAAAGTGCCTGCATATGCTTTTAGTAAAAAATATGAAATGGAAGAGTTTTACAACAATTTAGACAGAAAAGGTGGATTAGAGATGATTAAAATGGATGCTGATGATCCTAGAAATTTTGTCGAAAGTATAGTAATAGATTTACAAGGGACTAATAAAAAGGCTAAAATGAAAGCCTATAAATTTGGAGGATTTGTGCAGGTTGATAGATCTAACTTTGCACCTTTGTTTTAATGATAGATAAACTAATTACTATGACAGCGAAAGCTCCACAAGACACTGCAGCGTATGCACAAGAACAAATAGATCAACCAACAAAGGTATCATTAGGCATGGACGGATTTAAAAAAGAAAAAACTTTAGGTATGAAAAAAGGAGGCTTTATTGCAAAAGGTTGTGGTAAAGTCATGAGTGATAGACGTAAAAAAACAAGGATGTATTAATGTCAAGAGAAAGTTTTGAAGACACAGAATTAGAAATAGAAGATCAAGGGACAGGTGCATTACCTGAAGCAGTAGATACTGTAGTTGATGAAGATGAAAATGTAATCGCAGGTGAAATTCCAGCTGAAGTACCCGTTGAATCTTTTTATACAAATCTTGCAACTGTCCTTGATGATCAAACACTTTCAAAAATTGGAAACGATTTGGTATCTGACTATGAACAAGATAAAAGATCAAGACAAGAATGGGTAGATTCTTATGTCAAAGGTTTAGATCTATTAGGTTTTAAATACGAGTCACCAAGCAGACCGTTCTTAGGTGCAGCTGGTGTAACACATCCGCTACTAGCAGAATCTGCAACACAGTTTCAAGCACAGGCAATAAAAGAATTATTACCATCAGACGGACCAGTAAGAACAGAAGTTATTGGCGCACAGACAGATCAAAAGATAGACCAAGCTGGTAGAGTAAAAGATTACATGAACTATATGATCATGAATAAGATGGAAGAATACACTCCTGACATGGATCAAATGTTATTTATACTTCCTCTTACAGGATCAACATTTAAAAAAGTTTACTTTGATCCAGTAATGAATAGAGCATGTGCTAAGTTTATAAAAGCAGAAGATTTAGTCGTACCTTACAACGCAACTGATTTATCAGATGCAAGTAGGATTTCTCAAATTGTTCAAACTTCAGAAAACGATTTGAGAAAATTACAAGTTTCGGGATTCTATAGAGACATAGAACTTCCGAGACCAGTTTATAAACATGACAAAGTCCAAGAAAAGATTTATGAACTGGAGGGCGTGTCCGCAAATGATGGACGGGATCGTGGAGGGTTATATAATTTAGTAGAGGTTCATACTAACTTGGATATTCCAGGTTATGAAGATCCTGATGGAATCAAAGTTCCTTACATAGTAACTGTAGATGAAGACTCTAGAAAAGTTTTATCTATTTACAGAAACTACAAAGAGGATGATCCACAAAAGAAACCAAAACAATATTTTGTACATTATAAATTTTTACCAGGACTTGGGTTCTATGGTTTTGGTTTAATACACATGATCGGTGGTTTATCGAGAACTGCTACTTCTGCACTTAGACAATTATTAGATGCAGGAACTTTATCTAATTTACCTGCTGGTTTTAAATCTAGAGGATTAAGAATTAGAGATGATGCAGAACCATTACAACCAGGTGAGTTTAGAGATGTCGATGCGCCTGGTGGAAACATAAAAGATCAATTTCAATTTTTACCATTCAAAGGCCCTGATGCTACACTGTTTCAACTATTAAACTTCTGTGTTGAATCAGGAAGAAGATTTGCATCTATTGCTGATATGAAAGTTTCAGATATGAATGCACAATCACCAGTTGGAACTACGATGGCGATCCTTGAGCGAGGGTCGAAGGTTATGTCTGCAATTCATAAGAGATGTTATTATGCAATGAGACAAGAATTTAAAATGTTAGCAAGTGTATTCGCTGACTATCTACCACCTGAGTATCCTTACGATGTAATTGGCGGAAATAGATTTATTAAACAATCTGATTTTGATGATAGAGTAGATGTCATTCCAGTAGCAGACCCTGATATTTATTCAATGACACAAAGAATACAAGTCGCTCAAGCTGAGTTACAGTTAGCACAATCTAATCCAGCAATGCATGATGTACATGAAGCTTACAAAAGAATGTACCAAGCTTTAGGTGTAAAAAATATCAATGGTATTTTAAAACCACCACCTGAACCACCAAAACCTTTAGACCCTGCAATTGAAAACACAGGTGCATTACAAATGATAATTCCAAAAGCATTTCCTCAACAGGATCATGAAGCACATATTCAAGCACATATGGCATTCATGACATCGAGAATGGTTCAAGTAAATCCACAAATTTACGGACTACTTCAAGGACATTTAATGGAACATGTATCACTACAAGTAAAACAAGAGGTTCTACAACAGTTTAATCAGAATCCAACAATGGTGGAGATGCAATCTGCTGATGAAGAAGCGTTCCAGGTTGAATTTGATAATGCTGTTGCAAGAAGAATTGCTCAAAGAATACAAGAATTAGTAGCAATGGAGCAACAATTCACTGCTCAACAAAACCAAGACCCTCTTTTAGCTCTTAAACAGAAAGAATTAGACTTGAGAGCAATGGATATTCAAAGAAAAGCTACTGAAGAAGCTCAAAAAATGGAATTTGAAGCAAATAAATTCAGTGCACAGCAAACTTTGAACGAAGATAAGTTAAATTTGAACGAAGAATTGGGTAGAAAGAGACTTGAATTACAAGAAGACAAACTAAATCAAGAAAATAACAATGATTCTGAGAGATAAAGGTAAAAAATCAGGGCCACCACCTAAAAAAGGGCCAATGTCACAAG